GCTCGAAGTGCTCCAGGGGTTTGCACCCGGAGATGTCATAACCGGCGCTAAGAGCAGCCCGCCGAAGCGCGACAGCTTCGCCATCTTCGAGGGTCCCGTCATAACCAGCGTCCATGATAGCCATAAAGATGAGCAAATTGGCCACATTGTTGAGACTGGTGGTAGCGACTGATCCAGAGAATAGGACTTCCTCTTCGGCCTGTAATATGCACACCCGGTTCGGATCTTCAGGGCAATGGAGTCGAAAAGGAAGGGCACACTGAGCCGATACTCGCTTCATGTCGTCCCGGGGGCGCCCTTCGGGGGTGAGGCGCTCCAAGACTCGAAACAGCGATGACGTGTGGGAGGCGTCGCACGACTTGATGTCGAGGTTGAAGTAATGAACTCCTCCTGGGATGCGATGGGCCAGCACGGAGTCATCTGAGAAGTAGATGAACACGGCGGTGCCCTCAGGTTCTCGTAGTGTCTCAAACGCGCGGTGGAGCTCGGAGGCTTTCGGACTTTTGACGAAATAAGCGACTCCGTCTCTATACCGGAAAGGTTCAGAGGACATGGCTATCTTCATGCAATCCAACAGCCGGAATCCAAGCAACGAAGCAGTGACGCCGAGATCACCAATTGCCCTGGGCTTCTTGCGCGGTTTTGCGAATTCGTCCTTCTTCACTTTATACCGCAGCGTGCGCAATCCGAGCCCGGTCTCAATATCCTGCGCGCCCGTTCGTATATCCTCTAGGTATGCCTGGCGGCGCAGTGCCCTCTTTATATGAGGGTCATCGTGGTGCAATTCCGCCTCCCGAAATGCACCTTGGTACTCATCGAAGTATGGTTCATACAACGTCGCCAATTCTTCGATTTGCTCATGGTGGGCCCGGATGAACTCTCGCTGGTCGTTGCGGACGCGGTTCTCCTCCAGGCCAAAAGGCAACTCACGTGCACCTCCGATCCTGTCCAGTGCGATGGACAGGGAGTTACTGGAGTCCTCGTAGGTCACCGTGTCACCTGCGAAGCAAAAGCCTGCACTCTTGTAGCCCATGTCCACGACGATGTGGGACAGGTCGCCGAAGTTGAGTTTGCCGTTCACAAAGTATTGGGGGTTAACCAAGCACCTCAGTCTACCATTAAAGGTGTAGGGCGGCTGGATGGCTTTGACTCTACCAATCCTGAAAGGGCCCCTGTCGTCCGCGACGCCGCAGACCGAGCCCCTACCTGAAAATCCAGCAACCGTGGCACTGGCACCGTCATGAGGTCACCGATGGACTTGAAGTACCGCAATTGACAGAAATATCGCACAGAGTCCGCCGCCACTTGCGCCGCCCGCTGGTTCAGCCCGTCATAGAATTCTTCTCCGACGAGGCAGCGCATAGCAGCGTTGATAAGACCTTGGGCGGGAGTGTATTTCTTCTCCTCCCTAAAGGCGGCTGCCCGGACATGCAAGTTCTTGAGATTCTGCGTTCCAGTGGTCCCAAGGAATTCGACGATTTGGCGGTTCACATAGGCCAGTCGCGAGGCCCCAAAAAGCGACGACAACATTGTTTGCGCTGTGTGCACGCGCCCCTCGGACAAGACGGTCGACGTATGGTCGGCCCGCCACACGGCCAAGCGATATCCGAGGCTACGGGTTCCCTCCTCGACGTATTCGGTGTCGTAACTTGCTTGCGTTGAGTCGTCACCAAGTTGCCACTCTTCCGTGGGGTGTAGGAAAGGAATGATCCTCGAGCAGAAGCGGGCCGCTTTGATCAACAGCGGTGTGCGGTCGTCGATGTCGGTGTTGGTGAAGATGGTGACGGGTATGGCATCTTCGAGGTCAATGGGAGCCATACACAGGGGGGGGGCTCGAGGAGCCAAGTGTCCAAGACTGCGGGGGGTTCGCGGATTGTGAAAATGGTAGGCCGTCACCGGCCCTCCAATTTCGGCAAAGCGACTGGCCAGGCGTTCCACCCTGTTGACAAGTAGGGAGGAAACTCGTGCCACGACGGGGGCCAATGGGAACCGGCGGTACACGAGCAGATCAGACATCGTGTATGCTCTTCGCGGGTACCGGTTTTCGTCAGGTCGATAATACAACACGGCGGGGGGGTTTCGCTCCACCGCACCTGCTGCGAAGACCAGGTCGTTGGCCCTGTCGATCCGCCTGCGCCTTCGGTAGGCGATCATGGCGGCCACCCCGCACCAATAAGCCTCGGGGATGTCAGAACCCGACCAGTCGACTGCCTGCTCGTTCTCCTCCGGCGGCCCGCCTGGCGGGGCGTTGGGCGGGGGTCGGGGGGCGACATGCAATTCCCTCACCAACACAGCGTGTCGAGCGTGTATGCTATCGAGGTGTTCGGTGGCGCCGCACACAGGGCACTCGAATGTGTCGTTTGTGGTATTCTCGCAGACGCATGCGGCACAGAACCAATGGTCGCATGCTGTGAGGCAACCGTTACGACCTCCGAGTTGCACGCCACACGGACATCGTACGTCCTGCACGACGGGGGGGAGCGGGTCTTGTCTGCCATTTCCTCTGGTCATGTGGTCGTGCAACAGCCCATACACATTGGCGTACGCGTGGAGGGTTGGGTGGAGTCGGTTGCCGATCTGGATAGGTGGCAACGTGACGCGGGGGATGCGGCCGTCGTCCCGGAACGCACGTATCTTCTCCAGGTAAGTGTTTACGGCGGTTCGATACTCCTCACTCTGTCCCAGTATCGCACGCTGACCTTTCAGCTCGGTCGACAAGTCACACTCCTTCTGCATCTCGGAGAGACGGTCGTGCCCGATGTTGTGCACGATCACATGCCATTGCTGTCGATGATGCGGTGTTAACAGCTCGGGGATGGTCTTTTCGTCGATCCCGGGTATGGGGGCGTCGGGGAGGACGGTGGTGTTGACAGCCTGATGGATGACCTGTTGGTGGGTCGGGGCGGGGAGTTGATGCGGATGGGGCCTCTGGGCGGGGGTCACCGCTGGCGCTGGAGCAGTTCTCAGGATCTCGGCTCGCGCCGGTACTTTTTGGTTGTAATCCTGGGTTTTTCCGCTTCGCGGGGCGGGGATGTCCTGTTTGGACCCATACCCGTTGTGGCCCTTGCGTTCCTCCTCGGCCTTCATCTCCTGCCATAGTCGGCCCGCCCAAACTGGCATAGGTTTCGGTTGCTTAACGATCGCGCGTAGGTGGGGGGGGTTGGCGGCAGGGGGGCGAGCGTACTCTTGAGGGTTGGATGGGCACGGCTGGCATACCATAACGTTCTCTGCTTTTCCGGGCGTGGTGGCGGGTGATGTCAACGAACTCCCGGGGACGGGTTGCGACTGGAGCGCTAGTTGGATGTCCTTGTCGTCTACTTTGGCGTCCTGCTCTTCCTCGTCATCAAGCTCTCGTCGGGCCTCAGTCGCATCCTGCTCTCCAAGGGCGTCAAGGGCTGCATTCTGTTGAGCGAGTTGGAGTATATCGCGCACTTGTTTGCTGACTCGATCCGACACCGCCTCGACGTCGGCCTGATCGTCTTGGGACTGGGGGTGGTAGTGGGTCTCTTCGGGGCAGGTGGTCGGGACGGGACATCGAAGGAACTTTGGCTTGTGCTTGGTGTCGTCGGGGGCGCGTGGCCGCTCAGCATCGCGACGTGCGGCACCGGTTAGGGCTTGGCGGTGTATGCGGTGATAGTGGCTGGGGACCGCGCAAGGCCTTTGGCACTGCAGGAATACATCGTCCGACCCCGTATGACTCCCGTTGTTACCGTTGAGTTGTTGATCCCGCACGGCGGCGTGCTCGGCTTCACGCTTCAGGTCCCGTTCCTTGATCTGTCCTCTCAAGAACCATGCTCCTGGACACCGGACTCGCTCACAAAAGCAGCCACGGCCCGTGATGAGGAAACATTGCAGTTGCCGCATTTGTCGCCCGGTGAGAGTGTAAGATTGAATGGGCGTTATCGTGCCTACATCGACCAGACAACCTGCTGGTGTGAACCAATCGTACTCTCGCAACACGAACGAGAAGCGGGGGTGGCGGTGACCCGATTGTGCATGTACCAGGGTCGAGTTGTGGAAGTCGGCCACGGGCTGCGGAAGGAGGTTGATTTGGTGGGACTCCGAGTCAACCCAGTCGATTTTGATATCATCGGTATTAGTCCATTCCCCATTGTTGCCGTTGATTTGGCTGTGCACCACTACCTCCTCTCCCCCCAGTGGTGAATTTGGGGGCGTGACGTTCCTGACAGTTCTCGATTGCTCCGGAACTCCGTGCCGAGCCACGTCCCATGGGTCCCTATCCACTTTCCGCTCCTCTATGAACCGCTCCATAAGGGCCAAGGCTTCGTTGATCCCAACATCGTACTCGCTGCTTGATCGATCGACCAAATTGAGATCGATGGTGTTCTCACGCCTGAAAGCGTCGACATAGTCGACAAGGCGGAACCGCGCCAGGTCGGGGGCAAACCCATCGAAGTGACAGCCCTCAGCCCTGCTGACCAAGTAGTCTAAAAACTCGTATCGGCGGTAGAGTTGGGGTGGTCGAACTACAAGCCCTGATGCAACCTGCCGGTCCATTTGGCAGATAGTGATGTTACCGGGCCCATTGGAGTTAACCCCTGTTGCGGTGATCACAACGCGGGGAGGCGTGGCTAAAGTGGCCCCCGGTTCTACGCGGATAGCAGCCATCAGGCTCATCGTGCCACTTGAGGCCGAATTGGCCGTGGCGAGTGAGTAGTTGGACTGATTGTTGAAGGCGGTGCAAGTGGAGGTGTAGGACCCGGCACTAATGGAGTAGGTCTGTGGTGAGCCACCTAGGATGGAATGGTTGAGGTAGATGAAGAACACGGATCCGATCTCTGTGTCGAACGGGAAGAAAATCTCACTAGTGGCTCCGTTGATGGTGATACCTAGGTTGTTGACGCGAGGCTGTTTGACATTGGCTGTGTTAGCCACGTACACCAGTGGGCCGTTAGACGTTTCCCGCAGGTCGGCAAAGAAGTTCAACATCCCGCTTGATGAGTAGAGTCTTTGCTTGAAGTACTCCACCTCATAAGCCACGGACACATCATAGGCATTAGAGACGTTTGCCGGAGCCCCCTGGGTACACAGGTCGAAAAACCCGAGCTTGTACAATTGCTCGTCGCCGGTGCTTTGTCCCGGCTGGCGGACCTTGAGAACCCTCGTGGGTGTCTGCGCGTCGGCGCACTCCACCGCGAACACGTTGGACTTGCTTGCTTTCTCCGAGGAACAGAACAGGGCATTCATCACGTCCCTTTTGCTGGTTGGTGCGGGGGAGTCGACGTCATACCGAACCGAGCCGAAGATGGACCCGACTGTCACGTTGGTGGTGTACTCGCTCACCAGCGATGTGACGAAGAAGACACAACCGTGCAGCTTGTATTGCTGAAATCGGCGAGTGATGATATACGCCCATGGGAAGGTAAGGGATGATGATAAGTCTATGGGGAACGTGATGCAGTTGAAATCCTTCTTCTCGTCGAAAGACCCAATGTAATCGACCTCCTTCAGCATCACTCCGCCGCTCGGGTTGCTGTTGAAGGTTGGCGAGGATGCTCGCGCGAGGAGCTTTGCGGCATTCCCCCCGTCGGCGGAGTGAATGTTGTAATCCCCGCTGCCGAAGATCTGGGAGATCCATTTATGGATTTTCTCTCCAATAAAGGCGCCGGCCTTGCTACCGAGGTTCCGACCTATCTCATAATCTCCACGACCTTTGATCAGCCGTCCAAGGGCGACGGCCTTGGAGTTCCCTTCTTTCTGGAGTTCCGTGAGGGCTTGGACCTGCTTAGCCAGTTGCTGTCCACGCCTCTGGCGGTTGGCGGCCTTCTTAGACGTACCTTTCTTCTTCTCGACCACCACAACTTTCGCCTTAGGCGGATTACCGTTGAGGGTGTGCATGGCGCGGTTGCGGGAAGCTTGCAAATGACGCGCATATGTGTCTGTGGAAGAGTTTTCAATCAAGGACATTGGAACGTACGTTTTTAGGTGCTCTACGTAGACTAATTCGTGTGCACATGTGAGACAATCATATTCGCGTGCACATGTAGGACAATCGTGTGGTGAAGTGCGGGTTGTTTTCTCACAGCCGCTCCGAGCTGGGCGTTGAGGTTTATTCGAAGTGGAAAAGCCCCTAAAACCGGTGGTGGTTGTTTCAAGTCGGCCGCACCGAGCCGAGCCCGCCTGTTTTCCTGCTGCAAAACGGCTAAAAGAGTTGAAAAGTTGGGTAGACAGTCTCTTCATTTTCAAAAGGTCCTTGGCGCCACCACAGCGCCTTCTGTCTGCTTTTTCAGTTTCGGCTGCGAACACCGTCTACGAGCCCGAGCCACCAACAAACGGTTGGCGACTGGGACCCGGTTTTCTAGGGAGCCCCCATTCCTCCGTTATTTTTTTGAAGGAATAGACTCCGTGTACTAACCGGCGACTGCTCATAAAATTACGGCCGCACGAGCCACGGAACACCGTGACCACCTATCCACCTGCCTAGTGGATCCAGGGCATAGGATATGCCCGCGGGGGATTATTGGGACGCCGCGTCATCCCGGCAGCTCCCTCAACGGGGGAGTCGTTGTGCAGTTATTTGTACACCAGCCTTTTGTCAAAGGTCGAAGCTGGTCTCGCTCGTTCGCACGGGTGCTTCCCTTTCCTCATCCCTCCCGGAGGGTAGGAGCTAGGTTGACGCCTGACCTTGGCGCATCCGAAATCTGTGTGACTCAACCAATACACACCTGAAGCACTAGGTACTTCAGCGGCCAGATCCATGTGGTGGTCTCCACTCGTCAGTCCGAATTGATGGCCTCGATAAGTAAACAGCTTACCTAAGAGGGTGGCAGAGGGCGTAGTTT